CTAATAATTCTATAACTGTAAATGTAACTGCAGCAAAAGATTTAGATCAATATGCTCATACCTTTGTAAGTGCATCTGCAGGTGCGGTTGTTACTGGCGGTACTTATAATCATGAATTTATAGGAACTGCAGATAATGCAATCATATCTGGTGGTGCTTACAATCATACTTTTGCTAGTGCTACTACAGGTGGTGTAACAGTTGCAGGCATTGGTACTACTACTCCAACCAGTGCAACTTATGATGCAAACACAGGTGACATGGTATTGACTATTAATGGTCATGGAGCAATAGTTGGTTCTGCCGTAAGTTTTGCTATTGGTGCAATCACATTTACTTGTGATATGGATAATAATTCTACTAATCATCCATATCCTCGTGCAACTGATCCAATTGTATCCATTGGTTCTACAGTTATTACTTCCTCAACTAATAATACAATCACTGTTAATGTTGGAACATCTAAAACTGTAGGTCATAATGTTACTGATGCTGATTATAATCCTGCAACTGGAACTTTAGTACTAACAAGTCCTAATCATGGTTTGAAAGCAGGAGTATCTATCAGGATACCTGACAATGCTTTGACATTTACTTGTGATATGGATGCACATAGCACTAAACACACATATCCAAGAAGTACTGATCCAATATCTAATACTGCTGTTTCTATTGCATCAACAACTGAAAATACTCTTACTATTAATGTTGGAACCTCTACTGAAGTTAAGTACAATGTAAGTGCTGCTTCTTATAATGCATCAACAGGTCAATTAGATTTAACAATTGGTTCTCATAATTTAACATCAGGAACTAGTATCAAGATAGCAAAAGAATCATTAGTATTCACATGCTCTAAAGATGGTAATGCAACCGAGCACAAATATCCAAGAGGCGGTGATCCTGGATATAATGGTTTAGAAGTTATAGGTGTCAGCAGTCCTACTAAATTTGATGTAAATGTTGGAGTATCAACTGTTCCTACATTCTATAAGTCTGGTGGTAAAGTTCAAGGAGTAATCATAGCACCTAGAGATAATAATAATTCTGCAAGTGGAACAGATCCTGCTGCAGGTGGAACTAATGTATTAGGAATTATTGATAATCATACATTTACTATTAATAGTGGAATATCTACTACACCACATTTCTATGCTAGAGGAGGAACTGTAGAAAAACCATTAGATGTAATAATTGATGAACCTCTATCTTACACAAATATTCCTCTTGCTTATAGTTCTGATTCTGTAAGTGGAGTTGGTTCAGGTGCATCCGTTGATGTTGTAGTTGGACAAGGTTCAAGTATAGTTGACTTTTCTATAACGAATACTGGATATGGTTTTGGTATAGGTGAAATTTTAACACTTCCTATCGGAGGAGCAACTGGAATACCTACAACTTCATCTTACAAAGAATTCCAACTTACTATAGATGAAGTATTTACTGATGAGTTTACAGGATGGACTTTAGGAACTTTACAACCACTGGATACACCACAAGGTGAATTTGATGGTGACACAAGAACTTTCCAGTTAAAATTAAATAATGATATTATTTCAATTAGAGCTGCTAAAGGATCCAAGATTGATGTTCAAGATGTCATTCTTGTATTTGTAAATGATATTCTTCAGATTCCTGGTAAAGGATATACATTTACTGGTGGAAGTCTCATAACATTTACAGAACCACCTAAAGCAGGTGATACTTGTAAGATTATCTTCTATAAAGGAAGTGGTGGTATTGATGTTAAATCAAGAGATATTATTGAAACTGTTAAAATAGGTGATGATTTACAAATAACAAATGATCCTTCTAAAGGACAGGAATCTTGGTTACAAGAAAATAAAAGATCTGTATTAAGAGTTGATTCTACTGATATTGTTACTACTAATCCATACTTTGGACCAGGAAATACTGAAGATGAAACTTTAGTCAGACCAGTTAGTTGGAGTAAGCAAACTGAAGATAGAATTATTAATGATCTTCAAGTTGGTAAAGATAGGGAGTTATATGAACCAAATATATTCCCTGCAGCAAATGTCTTAAAAACTGTTGGAATTGGATCAACCACAATTTATGTTGAGAGTGTTAGACCATTCTTTGATCCTAAAAATGAAAATTCAGATGAGGACGTTCGCACAACTTTACAGGATAAGGTTACTATCGTTAGTCAGGATCTTAAAGTTGGTGCAACTGTCTCTGCTTCTATATCAGGGAATTCAGTCTCTTCTATCACAGTTTCTGATGGAGGAAAAGGATACACATCTGCACCATCAGTTTCTATACAAACTCCAGTAGGATTAGGTTCTACTGCTACTGCTACTGCTGCAATAACCAACGGATCTGTGACAAGTATCACAGTAACATCTGGTGGAACAGGTTATACATCTACTCCACAAGTCCTTGTTGATCCACCTTCATTAATTTCAGAAACTAATGATGTTCTTTCTTATAATGGAGATTCTGGAACTGTTGTTGGATTTGGAACAACAGTAGTATCAAATATAGACAAATTAATTTTTGACCTTTACATACCACAAGATTCATTCTTAAGAGACACTGATATTGTAGGTACAGCAACAACATTAAGTGGTATTAGCATTGGTGATTACTTTGTAGTTAGCAATTCAAATATTGGATTTGCACAAACTAATATAGTATCAAGAGCACTTGATAATACTATAGTTGCAACAGGTAGATCTTTCTTTGATAATGTTTATCAAGTAGAGTCTACATCTGTTGTTAGTGTTGCCAATACTAATATAGGAATATCTACTGTAGGAACTGCATTAACAAACGTTATTAGAGTTCAAAGTAAAATAAGTGGAATATCTACATTTACTTTCTCATCAAATTCAATATACTTTGATTCTACAAATTATACCTTTGACAATCAAAATTCTGATATTGGAGGTGGTTCTAATACAGGTGCAGGATATACTGGTGGATTTATTAATAGACCATTCTTGGGTAACTTTAGTTGGGGTAGAATAGAACTTCAAGGTAGATCTGAACTTAATGAATATTCATTCTTTGGTCAGAACGGAGTTCTTGGAATTGGAACTGGGTCTCTTGTAACAAGAACTAATGGATTAAGATCTAAAAATTATGATAGTTAATAATGTTCTAAATATTTCAAACCTAAAGTATCAATAATGGCTAAAGTAGGTATAAACACAGGTTCAGCACCAAATGCGGGGGATGGTAGTAGTCTTTTAGCGGGTGCAAATGCGATAAATTCTAATTTCAATGAAGTTTATAATTTAATAGGTGATGGTACTAATTTACTAGCAGGAATTGTAACATCTATAGTTGCAGGAACTAATGTAACTGTTTCTGGTTCTACTGGTGCTGTTACTATTAATGCTAGTGGTGGAGGTGGTGGTGGTGATATTACTAGTGTTGTTGCTGGAACTGGGTTATCTGGTGGCGGAACAACTGGAGATGTTACTGTTAATTTAGCAAATACTGCAGTAAGTGCTGGTTCATATACAAACGCAAGTATTACAGTTGATCAGCAGGGAAGATTAACTTCTGCATCTACAGGAACAGGAGGTTCTGGAATAACGGTTCAGGATGAGGGTTCTGCTTTATCGACTGATGCCACAACTTTAAACTTTGCAGGAGCAGGTGTAGTTGCATCTGGTACAGGAGCAACAAAAACTATTACTATTGCAGGTGGTGGTTCTGGAGTAACAGTTCAGGATGAAGGTTCTGCTTTATCAACTGTTGCTACAACTCTTAATTTTGCAGGAGCAGGTGTAGTTGCATCTGGTACAGGAGCAACAAAAACTATTACTATTGCAGGTGGTGGCGGTTCAATAGCATCAAGAACCACAAAGAGTGCTACCACTGCTTCTCTTAATGCTGCTGCTTCAGGAGATTTGGATATAACTAATGCATTCAAAGGATATCATTTGCTTAAAATAGCAATAAATCATCCTGCTTGGGTTAGACTTTATACATCTAGTGTTACTAGAGGAAATGATGCTAGTAGAACAGAGGGAACAGATCCTACACCAGGTTCAGGTGTTATTGCAGAAGTTTTAACTACAACTGCAGGGGCAAGCACATTCAATATGTCGCCAGGAGTTTTTGGATGGAGTGATGAAGGAACTCCTAGCACAACTGTTTATGCAAAAGTAACCAACAAGGATTCTTCTGCTCGTGCAATTACAGTAACTCTAACTCTGATACAAGCGGAGGCATAAATGAAAGAGTATACAGTCACTCTTAATAATTTTTCTGATAAAACAACTTTCTGTAATGAAATGACTGCTTCTAGTGGGAGTGGTTCTATTCCTAGCAGGGCATGTACATGTGATTTGATGAGACCTAAAAGTAGAAATACAGTTTTTACTTTATCTGATACTGAAGCAACTGAATTATTAAATGACTCTAGAGTTTTAGCATGTGAAGAAAATGTTGCATTAAATACTAAAGAGTTATGGTCGTCTGCACAAAATGGTTATTGGGATAAAACTCCTGGTGGTGCTGATGATAAAAATTGGGGAATTAAAAGGTGTATTGATGGACAAGCAACTGCATCTTGGGGCAGTAATGGAACATCGCAACTAATAGGTTCATACAATACAACAAGTTCTGGTAAAAATGTAGATGTGATAATTGTTGATAGTCATATCAATTTTGGTCATCCAGAGTTTAAAGCAAATCCAGATGGAAGTGGAAGTAATAGAGCAGTTGAATTTAATTGGTTTCA